CTTTTGCACAGCCTGTTGAAAACTCTTCATGCTTACAAGATAGAAGGGGTGTGGTATAATGAGGGTATGAGTGATGATGAGTTGACTAAAATCATAGACGGCATGCAAGAGAAGCTTGGTAAAGAAAACTCAGCTATCATTGCGGACGATCTAGGAATTTTAATTAGTGGTAACGCTGAGGCTCAAAAACGTTCACAGGAACAGAGTGAACGAATCAAACAGCTAACGGCACACAATGAGAAACTTATTCTCGCAAACGGTAATCTTCTTAAACAGATGCCGGTGGAGCATAGCGAACCTGTTAATAAAAGCTATGATGATAGTGAAAAGAAAAAACCTATCAATCTAGCAGACGCATTTGACGCTCAGGGTAGATTTATACATTAAATATAAAAGGAGAAAAAACATGAGTCCTAGTGCTGGTTTAGTAACCGCCCTTAATAAGATGCGTGAGATGTCGGTAGAATCCGGTGATATCTTCCATCAATATTTTCCTATTGTTGATAGCAACACTAATATTGGTGAGTGGGGTTCACCTATGTTTGGCAACAACTATCAAGCAGTTCAAGAGAGCTTCTTTGGCCTTCTTAAACAGATCGCTTATGTCGCAACGGTGACTCGAACCTTTAACAATCCTCTTGCTCAGCTAGAAGGTGAGAATATGCCACTTGGTTGGGCTGGTGAGGAAACTTATATCAATCCTGTCAAGGGTCGTCAATTTGATGTTAATGACTTTGCTGGTATCCTTCAAAAATACGAAGCTGACGTTAAAGTTCAATACCTAACAGTCAACATGGATCTTCAATATCCTGTTACTTTGACTCGTGATAAAATTCGGACTGCGTTCACTAGCTGGCGTGATCTTGAGGAATTTATCAACGGTATTGTCAATGCTCTTTACAACGGTGCTTATATTGGTATGTTTAATTACACCAAAGCCCTCGTATCTGCTGCTTATAAAGAAAACAAGGCTGCTTATCTCAAAGTTACTCAGCCAACTGACGAAGCCACCGGTAAAGCCTTTATCAAGAAGATTCGTGAGCTTCATACTCTCTTCCAGCTTCCTTCTTCGGAATACAACGCTTGGAAAAAGGTTGGTGGTGAGGGTCGCCCTGTAACGACTTGGTGCGCTCCGGAAGATATCATGCTTCTTATTCGTGCCGATGTGATGAGTGTGGTTGATGTTGATGTTTTGGCCGCTGCCTTCAACATGAACAAAGCTGACTTTATCGGACGTGTCATTACCGTAGATAACTTTGACATCTATACTGATGAAGGTGAGAAGATCTATGATGGTTCTAACATCATCGGTATGATCTGCGATAAGGCATGGTTCAAGATTAAACAACAAGACATGGCTCTTGACATGTGGTTCAATCCAAACAACCGTTCATGGCAATACTATCTCAATGTCGTCCGCATGTATAATTACAGCTTGTTTGCCAACGGTATTATCCTTGCTACGGATGATCCTGTCGTGGATGCAACTTCCATTGCTGTGAACAAATCTGAAGTTAGTGTTGGTGTTGGCGAATCCGATACTGTTACTGTTACACTCACACCTGTTACCGCCACTTCTACGGTTACGGTTGAATCCTCAAGTGATGCTACTGCTACCGCAACGATTACGGATAAAACAATTGTTATTACCGGTGTCGCTGAAGGTACAGCTGCCATTACGGTGAGTGCAACTACCGAAGCAGGTGTTATTACTACCGAAGTTACTGTTAACGTGACTGAGTAAGTGCCAAATAAAAAGAGTTGGATTATTCCAACTCTTTTTGTATACTGAAATTAGACATCTTTTATGGTGTTGTAACTTGAACACAAAAACAACACTAAATATTTACACATCCGTATCTTCAAGAAAGACCCTTTCCCATCACAAGGGTCTTTTTATGATAAAATAAGAATATGGCAATAACTCCTCAAACTGATCTGTTTCTTATAAGATGTCCTATAGAAATAGATAACAGGAATCAATTAAATTTTTCAAATTCAACGGCTCAATATAACTATTTTTATGGTCTACCAAAGATAGGTGTGGATAACTTTTCATATCAAAGAAAAGATAACACGATTAGATATCCTGCCCATATAGATAACATCAGGAATTATAATTATTGTATGTATCGCAATGACAACTACTCTAACAAGTGGTTCTATGCGTTTATAGAAGGTATGGAGTATCTTAACGATAACACCACTCTTATAAAAATAAAAACAGACGTTTGGCAAACATGGCAATTCGATTTAACTTTTAGAAGGTCCTTTGTATTAAGAGAACATACTAACAATGATGCAATTGGTGAAAACACCATTCCGGAGGGTCTTGAATATGGCGAATATATTGTAAATCATAAATCTACCACCACTTTTTCTACCAATGATTGTGTTTTGGCCGCGCAAGTCTCTCAATTACCAAAAGAAATGAATAATTTAAGGAAAAGGAAGCGTATATATAACGGTTTACCTAACGGTTGCTGGATTTTACTATTTCCTTTAGATGATTATGCAAACTTTGACGGATTCGTAAGAACATATGATTCTCAAAACCTTGCTAATGCAATCGTATCCGTAGGCTTAGTACCAAAAACTTTAGTAAATTTTGATAACTCTACACAACTATCCTATGATTTTGAAGAATATGGTTTTGATCTTTGGCTTGCAAACCCTTCCTATAATGCTTTACACCTTCAAACATATCGCTGGGATAGAAATAATACAATAGACGGTTATACTCCTCGTAACAATAAACTCTACTGCTCACCATATAATTATCTTATGGTAACTAATAACGCCGGATCTTCGGTGTGTTATGCTTGGGAAGAATTCTCAAATAAAACAAATGCTTATTTTGACATCAAGGGTGCTTTTTCTCAAGGTTGTGATATTAAAGCTATACCAAATAACTATAAGAAAACGGACATGGACGGTGGTTATCAATGGTCTGTATCTCTTAATAAACTTCCGATGGTATCATGGAACTCAAACTTTTACTTGAATTGGGCGGCGGTAAATTCAAAATATATGCAAGTACAAGCCGGATTGACTGCAGCTAACTGGGGTGTAAACATGGTAACAGGAATGCTTACTGGTAACATTGGTGGTATGATCAGTGGCACAATGAACCTTGCAAGCAATGTGGCCGATATGATGCAACAGGTTAGACAAGCGGAGATGGTTCCAAACTCTGCCAAAGGTAATCAAAACACCGGTGACTTAAACTGGGTATTAGGAAAAACCTCTTTCACAGGATACAAGATGAGTATCAAGGCCGAATATGCACGTCAAATAGATGACTACTTCTCAGCCTTCGGTTATAAAACAAACCGCAACAAAATCCCTAATATCACAGGAAGATCGAATTGGAATTATATTCAAACTGCCGGATGCAATATCATAGCTAACATCCCTCAAGATGATTTAGACGAAATAAAATCCCTCTTTGATAACGGTATCACCATTTGGCATAAACCTAACTACTTCCTAGATTATTCGCAATCAAATAATATAGTATAATAGAGATAAGCATGAGAATCAAAAGAGATAAGGATAAAATCCGGTTTAAGCAAAACTATATCAGGGGTAAACAGATTGAGGATTATATCTCTGACGTAGCTATTGAAGAAACCGTTATAGAAAAGATAAACGAAACTACCTATACCAAAGAAGAAATAGATGAAATGGTAGATCAACATCTTGATGGTTATACCAAATCTCAAGCAGACGAATTATTAGACGAAAAAGCAGATAAAACAAATACATACACTATCAATGAGGTTAATCGTCTCTTGACATCAATGGATAACGAAAAAGCAGATAAATCTACTACTTATACCAAAACAGAAGTAAATAACCTCTTTACTACTATAGATAACACTAAAGCAGATAAATCAGATACTTACACAAAATCTGAAGTCAACACAATTGCCGCAGAAAAAGCAGATAAATCAGATACTTACACAAAAACTCAAGCAGATGCTCTTTATAACGAAAAAGCAGATAAATCTGATACATACACTAAATCTGAGACTGATGCAAAACTACTCTTAAAAGCAAATCAAGCAACTACCTATACGAAAACAGAGGTAGATGATATGATCGCTGGTGTAGAAGTGGATGCCTATACTAAAGCTCAAACAAATGATCTATTAGCGACAAAAGCTGATCAAGCAACTACCTATACGAAAACAGAGGTAGATACAATTGTTAGCGATGCAACTGAACCGGCAACTGATTCAAAACTTGGGACTGTTAAGACAGACACCTCAAAGAGTATCTCTCTCGACGAAGACGGCAAGCTCGTAGTTGGCGGCCGTTTAGGACAGTTTCCAAACGGTGGGGTGTTCTATCCTGATACTATTGAGCCAACAGAAGTAAAAGCATCTACATTTATGCTTACAGACGGCGCAAAGTACCTGAGTCTTGGCAGCAGAACTTTTGGTATTATGGCAGGTGTTAATTTGACTTGTAAAAGTGCAGCAGCGGGTACTACTCAATATAGACTATCAAATACACAAACTAATAGATTTGCTTGTTTTGCGTGCAAAGGTGGTAGGGTGGCAATAGACCAAACAGATGCACAAACAAATGGAACTGCTCTTATGACTGATATATCTTTTGCGAACGGAAATCCAATAAGCGCATATTTCGGTCCAACTGAGAGCGACAACGATATTATCATCACAGTTGACAGAACTGTTAATCCAAGTGCTTCAACAACTAAACTAAGGATGTATGGGACTTCTACCTCAAGTGATGTAATCATAGTGGGTCAAGGAAATGGTGTAAGTGGTGGTAAAGCAATAAGTTTAGGACAGGCTTGCCATGCAGGTGGAAACCAATGTATCGCTTTCGGTAATTCTTCGCTATCGTTAGCGAATAATAGTGTTGCTTTCGGTCATACGCATTTGGTTAATAAACAATTTTGTTTTTGTGCAGGACAAGGGCATGATTTTACTAATGGTAGTAATGGTGCAGCTGCAGTTGGTATATGTAGTGAAATATCAAGCAACACAGCCTTTGCGGTAGGAAACGGAATATTTAATGGCAATGGTAACATAACAAGAAGTAATGCCCTTGAAGTGTTGAATGATGGTAGGGTAAAATCGAGCGGCACACCAACAGATAACGATGACCTCACAACAAAGGCTTATGTGGATAATGCTATTGGTGGAGGACTCGAGGTAACTACTTACGGCAACACAGACTTCACATATCAACAGGTTCTTGACCCCGATACGCAAGAAGTGATAAATGAGTGTGTGCCATATTCTACCGTTTCAGGAAACGCAAATGAGCCGAAGGCGGTCAAGTATGGGCGAATGGTTAATTTATGTGGTGCGTTTAAGAACATCAACGCTAGACCTGACAATGCGGCATTTGTAATGGGTAAAGTGCCGACAGGCTGCGAGCCTTTGTATGTGCAGAACATTTTGGTGCAAGGCACAAGCCAGTATAAGTTTTTGCTGACGATAGCGACAGACGGAACGTTGACGTGCCAGCGGTACTCGGCAAGCGCGAGTGCAGTGGCTGTCCCGAACAACGCATGGCTTAATATCAACGCTACTTATATCAGTGCTAGTTAAACAGGAGTATAAAATGGGAAAACGAAAATCAAGAACAAACCTAGAAGATGCGATCTTAATCAATAATGCTACTTATTTTGATTATGTCGAACGCTTCAAGAAAATCGCTTTATCAATGTTTGAATGGTCTAATATACCTGACTCGATGGATTCAAGGTTTTTAGAAAAGTGTTTATATTATACCGGACAAGCCGCTATGCTATATCTTGAGCCATATGGTTATATCAATACAAAATCAGCAACCGCCGGAAACTTGAATCTTTATGGTTTACCAACTTCTATTCGCTGTTATTCTTATGGCCAAATAAATGAGAATCGTAGAGTTTTTTATGGCAGATCTACCGGTAGTGGTGAGATAGATCCTGAAGATAAAAACTCTGAAGCTATCCTAGTATTAAACGATTGGGAAGGTGTTCCAACCGCTTCAACTCTTGAATTATTTGCCTTTAGGATGTATACCGTAGAGCGTGCTATAGATGTAAATATACGTTCACAGAAAACTCCATATATTGTTTTAACTTCTGAAGATGAGCGTTTATCTATGGTAAATGCTATGCAACAGATAGATAAAAACGCCATTATGATCGTTGGTGAGAAGAATCACTTTGATCCTAACGCCATCCGAACCTTAAACACAAACTCACCTTATATCGCAGATAAATTAACCGCTTATAAACAATCTATTTGGAATGAGTTTTTAACATTCTTAGGTATAGATAACATTCAAGAAAAGCGTGAGAGGTTGGTTAGTGCTGAAACGATGTCAAATAACGAATGTGTAAACTTGAATCTTCAAGCACACCTTAAACCACGTCAAACTGCCGCCAAACAGTTTAATGAGAAGTATGGACTTAATATAGAAGTAAAGCTTCGCTCAGACATATTTAATATTATTAAATCTTCTGAGTCAATCATCATGGACTCTCTCGGTGATGTGGCTGTGGAAAACATAGAAAAAATGGAGGTAGCAAATGGCTAGATATACGGTTCAACTTCGCAAAATCTGTGAAACACTAGGTGAAGATGAAGTATTAAAATGGTTTCAACAATACGATATAACAAACTATTTAACACCGGAAGAAATAACCGTTATTATAGATCGTGGTACATGGTCACCAGCAAGACTTGCTCAGAAGATAGTCAACCACTATTATATGCGTGAAATCGGTGTAGAAACGGTGGCTCTATTCAAGAGACGCTGTAAAGTGCGTATGCAAGAGATTATGGAAGATAAACTCCCTCTTATATACTCGGCGGCGATTAAATATGATCCACTTGTAAACGTTGATTATACAGAGACTTTTGCTGGTTCTAATCAATCTCAGAATAGCTCTTCTAATAACTCTAACGCAAACTCTAATTCAAGCGGTCTCAACGTGAACAGCGATACACCTCAAGGTCAAATTAGTAAATCTGCCATTTTAGGCGGTTCTTATGCATCCTCCACCTCAGCCAACGAAGTAGAAGATCATGCTTCATCATCTTCTTCCGGTCAAAGCTCTGGCACAGGTTCTAATGAGTATCTGAAAAAAATTAAAGGTAATTCTGGTGTATCCGCCACCGCTCAGAAGATGGTAGAACAATACAGGGATAATATCAGAGCGGTAGATCGTGAGATTATTGAAGAATTATCAAACCTGTTTATGACAATTTATTAGTATAATATAAATATGAAAGGATTAAATATGAACGATAAACCAAAATACATGCGAAATACACCACCATTCGTGAGATATGTAGCGGCAGCGATTCCTATGGTGTTTGATGATAGTTTAAGCTACTATGAAGCCCTTTGTGCCTTGTGGAAATACATACAGGGTATGACGGATGTTATAAATGCGAACGCAGCTTTAGAACAGGATTTTATTAACCGTTTTAATAATCTATCCGGAAAGTTTGATGAGCTTAAATCCTATATCGATCATTACTTTGATAACCTTGATGTTCAAGAGGAAATCAACAATAAGCTTGATGAGATGGTTGAAGATGGAACATTAGATTCTATTATATCTAAATATATATCAATTCAAGAAAACAATTATATAACAGATATATGTACATTAGCTTATAGATCGTCAAACGAAACTAAAGGTTTGCAAGGTGGGTGTTATTGTGGTGATGGTAATGTAGCTTGTTATTTTTCTACAACACATACAATTCAAATTATTTCATTATCTACAGGACAAGTGTTAAGAGAGATGTCAGATGATAGATTTGGTCATGGTAATGGCATGTGCAAGAAAGGCGATTATTTATACTTGCTAGGAACAGGTAATAATGTAACTAACAAGATTTATAAAATTGATTATGATACTTTAAATGATATTGAAGTGATTGATCCTTATGGTGATAATCTAATTCCAACAGGTTCTAATATATCGTCAATATGTTATTCAGCTAATACTAATCATTTCTACATTACTTTAGGCTTACCATTTCCTACATTATATTGTTATGAGATGAATGAAGATTTTACAGAACTTATTAATTCGTATGAAATTGATAACAATGAAGAATATGGTGGATTTATCACTAATATTTGTCATTGGAATAAGTATATTTTAGTAAATTATCAGTTGGGTAAAACTCAAATATTCAACGAAAATGACTTTAGTTTGTACAAGACTATAAACATAGATAAGAATGTAGGAAATAGATATTATTCTGAATTTGAATGGTTAGACTCTTATAGTGATACTGAAATTATAATAGGTGCTGTTTGTGAAAGCGGTAATGGTTATGGAAATGGTATTTTTTCTTTCGGTACTTGCAATTTATATTCTTCGTACAGGGATTTTCCCGGTAATTATAAAAGAGGTAAAGGAACGACAGGTGAAATCATAAAAGGTCAAAATAATGTATGGGTAGATACTAACGCCACTTTTAAAGTTAAACGACTAGGAACACAAGATGATCCCTTTATTAGTATATATGAAGCAACTAACTCACTAAAACTAGATGGATATGATGAAACTATTATTAGAGTTGTAGAGGGTAGTGATATTAGCAATCAAGGAATTTATTTATATAACACATCTTTGGTAAAGATATTATATAATCCAACAAATAATGATATTGTAGCAAGAGAAATCTATTGTCAGAGTAATCAACAAGTTTATATCAGAGGTATTTTGAGTAATAATGTTTTTGCAAAAGAAACAAATTTGGTTCTATTTAAAAATACAAACACTAAAATGGATATAAGTATAGAAGGTTACAACACATCAATTATTAATTTCCAATGCCCAGCAAATTCTGTCAATATAACAGGTTCAAGTGGTGGACAAATAAATTTCACAAACTTTAATAAAGAGTATGGTGTTGTAGGTGTATATGATCAGAATAATTCTTCATATACTGATATGATAGAATGTAGAAACATTCAAAATGTTTTTGCTCGATGTAGGTTAGATGGTGAATTATACACACCTTCAAATACTTTAACCTTTTACACATCTTTAAATATGCCTAAGGAGATAATAGCTCAAGTTGGCGATATGTATGTGTCAATACCTATATACTTTTATAAAAATCTTACTACAATAGTTAAAATGCCTGATGGAACAGATTTAACTGTAACAAGAGAGTATGATACAACAACATATAATAGAACAACTATGAAGTATGTCTTATCACACCAAACTTTAAGAGTTTATGATGCGTTCATAGCATATTAAATATAAAGGTGGAATACGTTTATTCATATTCCACTTTTTGTTACAAAATAGATTATACAATTGTATTATTCAAAGAATAATTCCCAATGTTTGCATGATTATGCCAAACTGTAACACCTACTCTAATTAATACTAAACTCCGTTGGCAATAACACCACTCCACCATCGGTGTGAACATATTTAAGCTTTCTCCCTTTTTCACCTATCTCTTCATCGGTAAAGCTCTCTGTGGAAAATCCGATTTTGAAGTTATCAAAGGTGATAAGGTGGGAAAGCTTTTTTGGCATACCGGCGACTGTGGCCTGAATCTTCCCATCTATCTCTTCTATATAACATTTCTGTCTAAGGTATTTAGCTCTTGTAAAGACCGCCTCAAGATCCCATGCCCCTAGAGCATAAGAATCAATGTGAATTTTTCTCTTAAGTTTATCAAGATCCTCCGGTTCTAACAGACAATGTATCGAATCAGTATCACTATAACAATAAGCATCAAAACCTTTGTTCTTCATACTCCAATCTCTGATATATTGTGATGTTTCAATAATATAACGCCTTGCGTAGCTAGTGATAAAGGTAGCGATTGGAATGTAGATCGGTTTTCTTTCCTCTGTCGGAAGCATGGCATAATGTAAAGAATCAGATATGATAAAGGGTTGTTTTTGCCTTCCGATAGGGTTTGTTGCAAATTTGCCATATAGAGAGTTGAGATGCAATTTTGCGATAAGCTTCTGCGCAGATTTACCATCCTTCTTTGCTTGAATTTTTTTATCTGTCCAATAGTTTATATATTTATCAAAAAGGCCTTTGGTCTTCTTGAATTTCCATCCACCGTTATAAGATATAATGTCTACTTCATATTGCTCAAAGAAAAGCTCTAGATCAGGATTCGTCAAACACATTGATACTATCTCACCATTTGATGATTCGATATACTCGTTTGGCATAAATGAGGGGCAAGATTTTAATTGTATTGAAGGTATCTTGTTTTCTTTGATGTTGAAAACACAGGTTAGCTTTTGAACATATAAAGGGTATTCTTTATCTTTACTATATCTCCCCTCAAAAGGCTCAGGTTTTCCATAAGGTAGCTCCCTCTGTACCATTTGAGCGGGATACATTGAATTGACATCCAACACCACACCTTTACCGGCCACAACCTCCCTATATTTTGGATTCAAGTAGGTAAAACCACCTTTATAACTTCTCCGAATATCTGCATCCACATCCAAAGGTAACTCCGGAAACAAGCGTTTGAAGTCCTTTGTCATCTTTTTGAAAGAATCCAAAGCGTTAGATCCGATAGTCATCTTGGTGACTTTCTCATTATACAGAATATCCAACGCCATACTCATAATTTTTACATCTGCTCGTATATAATCTACTTCGTGAGGGGTGAGTTCGTGTCCAACCTCCCTTTTAGTGGTATAGTCTAAGCTTAGTTTAGATAATGGTAAATCAAAATCTCTTGCTATCTGTTCTACAGAGAAGTTTAAGAGTTTAAGCGAATCATGAAAAGTCACCTTATTTACATGTTTACCTTTCACTTCAAAATATACTTCTATAGAGTAGAATTGACCCATATCTGTTATTAGAGTGGTGAAGGTGTTAGAGCGGCGTTCCTTCTTGTCTTTGATATATTCAAAGCCGTTATTTAACAGGTAATATAAAATAAACTCACCATCAAATTTTAAGTTATGGAAAAGACATAGATAGTTCTCTTTTGGGTTTTTACAAAACTCCATAAAATCATCTATATTATTTCCATAGATAAAATTATCAGGATTTCCGATTTCACATATTGCATATGCCCACACTCTACAGTCATTGAGATCAGTAGTGGTCTCAAAATCACATGCAAATTTTCGCATAAAGTCTCCTATTATTGATTTACAAGCGTAGAAGCAATTAGCTCATCTAATCTAGCATCTAACCTTTCATAGCTTTCTTCAACCTCTTGATCACTCTTTCCGGCTGATTCTATTTTACCTAGTTCATAAGTATCTTTAACACCCGCAAATGCTGGATCAGTAGCATATAATTCTAATAACTGTTGTGGTGTTAACTTAGATATCTTTCCGGTGATTCTACTCATCAAATCTGGTGGTAAACCTGCCTTATAAGCGTTATAGAATAACATCTTATTGAAGTTTTTATAGAAATTTGCATCCTGCATGGTTTTTTGCTCAGCGGTAAATAAGTTCTTATTGAAGATGTTAATCTGTCTCATATCCATCTTTGTTATATCCCTTGATAAATATTCCATTTTAGCTTCTAGTGTGTTTTGCCAATCGGATTTCATCATGGGATATCTAGTCTCGATAGAGGCAATTTTTTCATGTTCTTTTCTTAGCTGCTCGATGGCCCTGTTAGCTTCACCTTCACGATATATGATCATCTGAGGGGTGGCGATTAGTCCGCCTTCGGTTTTTTCCGGAATACCGGCAGAGGTAAAATCACTAAGTTGAGCTAATCTTTTTCTTAAATCTCTACGGTTAAGGATGCCTTGTCTGATCTCTTTACTACTAATTCGATCAGGAAGCAAAGCACTAGAAACACCTTTGGCTTCCAAGCGTTTAATCTTTGCATTAAACGATTTAACAACAGCTCTTGTTTCTGATTTAAGCTTTGAATCCCAACGGATAGCCATTTTACCTCCAAATTAAAGAGACACTAAAAGTGTCTCTGTTGTTTATTTTAGTCTCTGAGTGAATCCATGATGGATTTGCTACCTTGCTTGATGTATACCGCTTTAAGCGAAGCTGATACACCTGTTCCGAATTTATTGTTATATTCAAACGGTGCAGCGGCAAGGTTGATGATAGCACCACGACCCAAGTTATTTTCGGTTAAATCATCTTTACCTTCAAATTGTGTATATTCAGATATTTTGAAACTGTATTGTTTAGTGGTTTCACCGGTCTTTTCATTGGTATAATCTTTGAATTTAGCTTCACCACCATTGATTTTATTATCTTCTACCCATTGAGAGATAGCTGATTGAATGCTTGAATCGGTGGCATCGATCACAATGTTCCTACCGTATCCACGATCCTTAATATCCGCAAAGATTACCTTTACATTTTTGAGTTCCAAAGTTTTCTCCATTTTATATTTCTCCATTTAATTTGTTAAATAAATCTTGATTAAACCTTTTGATTACTTCATAACATGTCTCCTTTATATTGATTTAATTATAACGCAAAAATATTCCAAAAATAAAGAGTAAATATTAAGATTGTTTTCCACATGTGTAAAAGTATTGTGAAAAACATGATATTATACAGGTGAGGGTGTAGTAGTTTAATGTTTGATCAAGGTAAGTAAAAGATAGGATTGATCCATGTGAAGAACGTGCCTACGCCTTAAGCCACTTGATATGTGGGGTTAAACAACTACTACATTCCTCAAAACCTAGAGATTGTTATGTTTTGGGATATAGGAAAAACATTATCACATAACTGTTTGTTAAATTTCTGCATCGGAGAGCGTGGTGTGGGTAAATCCTTTGCTGCTAAGAGATTCGTCATAAACGATTTTCTAAAGAATGAGAATGAGTTCGTTTACGTTCGGCGATATAAAACAGAGTTAGAGAACGCTTATGAGGGATTTTTTGATCAGTTAACCAACGCTGGTCTATTTGAGGAACATACTTTTAGAATATCTTCGTCTAAGAAGAAAATAGATAAGTTTATTATGGATAAGAAGGTTATAGGTTATGGTGTACCACTATCTACTTCTAATATCTTAAAATCTGCATCTTTTCCAAGAGTAAAAACGATTATTTTCGATGAATTTTTAATAGACAATGGTACATATCACTATCTCAGGAATGAGGTAATATCCTTCCTTGACCTCATAGAGACGATTGCCCGCCTCAAAGATGTGAGGGTTATTTTGCTTGGTAACGCCATCTCTATATCTAATCCATATTTTGATTTCTTTAAATTGAGCCTACCTTATAACTCAGAATTCAAAACCTTTAAGAATAATACTATCCTTGTTAATTATATTAAGAATCAGGCATACAGGGAAGAAAAAAGAAAGACCAAATTTGGCCAACTAATAGACGGAACAGAGTATGCTGAGTATGCGATAGATAACTCCTTCTTGAGAGATAATGATAGCTTTGTGATGAAACGATCGCCGGAATCAAAGGTTTACTCTACCATCAAGCTTAAAGGTGAGACTTATGGTATATGGAAGGATTGGAAAAAAGGTTTTGTGTATATATCAAAGGATTATGAACCATCTAACCCCTGTATATTCGCTTTTGATATCAATGACCATAACGAAAACACTATCTATACCAAAGCAAGAAACTCCACATGGTTCGCCCCTGTTATAACAGCTTACAAGATGGGTTGTTTGTTCTTCGATTCGCAAAAAATAAAGAATGATTTTGTTGGTGTGATAGGTAGATGTATGATATAATGAGTTTAGGCATAACAGTCTCCTAATTGTTTGCCCTTATCCTCCACACAGGATAAACCTCTTGGCTAACACCTAGTTTTAGAAAACGACTAGGTGTTTTTCTTTGTTTAATACTGCTTTGATACTACAGTTTCAAATGTATGGGAGTCAGGTTTCATTCTTCCTCCTCTCCGTAGAGTTCGGCGATGGTGTAGTACTGATTTTTATTAGCGTGAGGTATTGTTGAGTTGAAGCCTATATGAGATCTGATATTGAGGTCGCCAAATCCAATAATCTCACAACAGTTAGCGTGTTTGTTCACGACGCTGAATACGTACAAATCATTCGCCTCTGTCCATGCTCTAACTGCTTTGCGGATTTTCGGGTCTTTGATTAGAGGCTCTTTCTGCTCCTCCACAGGCTCAAACCAATCTCTTAATATGTTTGGAAACTTTTCGAGAGTCTTGCTATTGTAAGCCATTACTCTGCTCGTGTTTGGCTCTCCGTCGATCTTTTCGTCTAACCATAAGCCACCGTTTGGGTCGAGGAAAAACTCGTTTCCTATATTGAAAGTCGGCAATTCTTTAATCAGCTTATAGCGGCATGGTTTTGGTTCAATCATTTTGTCGCACTCCCAATAAAACGTGTCGTCTAAGTCCACATCGAACGAACAAGCGTAAATATGCGTAATGGTGTCTTTTAGATATATGGCGGTAAAGTTCCGGACAGCCTGAAAGAATCTTTCCTCTGGATGTTTTTGGCAGTATTCGAAAAACTTTTCGCGAGTTTTATAATCTCTTATTTTTTCAGCGTCCATTATTCTTTCTCCTCTCCGCAGAGTTCGGCGATGGTGTAAACCTTGTTATCTTCTAGCGGCAGCTCCTCCCATACCGTAATTGAGGAATTATCTCGCCTGAAGCCTCTCCAAAATGCGTCATAGTGGACACTCTTAATGTTATTCCCGTCTGCCCACTCTCGAACTGCCTCTCTGATTTTCTCGTTCTTGATAAGCGGCTTGTCTGGCTTATATTTTTTGTCTACAAAAGCGTGTATATCGTCAAGGCTAAGACCTTCATATCGCGCTAATTCCGAGTAGTCCTCGTTGTCGAATGACAATTTAACCCTAATACATTTTCTCATTTCTTCTCCTTTCTAATTATCGCAAGTCGCATAATAAGCGTTTTTAATCATTTCTTCTTTCTCCTCCTAATCTCGTCAATGAGGTAGACGAAGAACAAAGTGATGAGTATTCCTAAGCAAATTGAGACAAATGCGCCAATCTTCGCTATCGCCCAGCCAATGCAAAAGTTTATCCCGTCCATGATATTCATTTTTTGCACCCCTTCCCGATATCGAAGCGAATTGCCAATGCTGTCGCGACTACGCTGAACGCAAGTCCAGCTCCCCCAACAATCAGCCAATTACCCATTTTCTCCTCCAACTTTCTCTAGCAAGTCGAGCGGAACAGCCAACATTCGCAAATCCTCGTCCTTGATGAGCGGTTCGGCTGTATTGCAAGATAACTCACAGTCAAACAATGTTGAAAGATACTCGCATATATCATATGCTTCTCTGATAGATTTAGTTTTCTTATAGCTTTTAAGCCTCTCGATTAGATTCATTCTATCTCCTTGTCTTTATTTATACTTTTACCTCTCTTGCTCATTAGGCCGCCTTTTCTGCCTGCTTTGACTGCAAGCTCGTGATTCAATGCAAAACCCTTCATACCACATTTTTTTGCCGCCAATTTTACCGATTTTTGAATACCAATCGTTACCATATAATTCTTTATTCTTGTCTCTAGCTTTTAAGCCTCATGCTCTTGTTCCGCTCATTATCTATCCTTTCTCCAACGTTTATAAGCCGCCTTCCTCGCCCTTATAATACGTTCCTCTTTAGTTAAAGTTTGTGATGATTTTATCCCCTTCTCTTGCTGTTTACGTCTGTAATTATCGTAACGCTGAGCTTTATCCTTGAGATTTATAAACTCGGTTTTACGAATTATCACCATTTCTGGTTCGGTGTTTGCCTCACTTATTCTTATTTTCATATACACCTTTCACAGTTTTGCAATCGTTTTTAATAGCATCTTTTATAATTTGTCTTAACACGTCCACTTTATCATTATACCTTCGCACAGTTTCGTTCATGTATTCGGGTGCGTTATTATCATATTGTTGGTAAAGCATCCCTGCAGAGAAGTAAAGATCCTCAGCCTGTTCTTTAGTTAATAATATGTTTACTACTTGCATAATGTCTCCTTTAATTTGTTATGTTTTTATTATATGCTAGGTTGTTAGCATTTGCAAGTATAAAATTTTATTTAGCATTTCCACATGTGGAAAACTTTATAAGTCATCCATAAAACCATACCAATTATTCCAAGCTACCGCCCATGGGAAGTCTTTTTTCCATCGCTGTCTAGGATCATCTTCGTCCGGCTCAGGATCGGGTGTTGGAGATGGTGAGCCACCTTTCCATAGAGTGTTTCTAAAGATTCCAAGAAAGAATGTTAGAGAACTTTTAATATCATTTACATTACCGTTTGAGCCGCCTTGATTCTGTCCAACTATTCTAATATAGTTTGAACCATTATAATCCTCATCTGCAAATGCGATGTGGCCGGTAGTATTGTCTCCGTGTCTGTTAAACACTATAATATCCCCACGTTTGATATTTTCTTTACCTTCTACAGATATAAATGGTGATCTTGAATTTATTTTCCTTGATAAAGTCCAACATTGATAGGCATACTTGCCGCCTGTTATAAGGGTCATGCCGTATTGGTAGTATAACAGAGAGCAATAATCCCAACATTGATTACCCCATGCAAAGTCTACGTTATACCCATTCCCATAAGTTGCCCTTCTCCATTCATCATAAGAGCCATGTGGAACGGGTACATAA